TTAAAATTTGATCTGCTGAACCTGTGCCAGTTGGAAATACTAATTGATCTAAAGTAACTTTCCCATCACCTTTTGGCTGAATTGAAACTCCAATATTCGTATCATCTCCAATTGCAGTAATTGAAGGTGTACCTGAAGCAGCTGCATTTTTAACTTGTAAGTGGTTAACTGCGGAAGCTGTTTTTGAAAAAATTAATTGTTCATTTGATGAATCATCTAAAATACCTTTAGTATCATCAACTAAAATATTATTTCCGTTAGTATCTAAATTTCCAGATAATTGTGGAGTGATGTCTGAAGATAAATCTGTAAAAGCTGTATCAATAACATCAGTACCATCAGAGTAAACCATTTTAGTACCTTTGTCAGTTGCTGCCCAAGTTACACCTGAGCCAGAAGTTGTTTTAACAGTTACAGTAAATGCACCTATAGTTGCGTTTTCAATAACGTAAGTTTTTTCTACTGAATCCGGAATAACAACGTTAACCGCTCCTGAAATTGTGCCTGTTAATTTTAATACTTGATTTTTACCATTTGATAATGCGCCATTTGAAAATGTTAAAGTTGCACCTGAAGTAACTCCAACTGCATCATAACCACCAATAGCTTGTTCTAAAATTAATAAGTTTGTGTTTGTGATTTGTCCCCAAGTTCCCGAGTTTTCACCGGTTGCTTGTACAGTTAATTTTAAATTAGCTGATGTTGAGTTTGCCATAATTTTTTACGTCTCCGTTATTTATACTTTTACTAAATTTAAGCAGCTGTGTCAACTTCTACCCAGATAGGAGCTGGACCTGTATTTATCTGGTTCCAGATTAAAGTTTTAAGGCTTCCTTCCTCCATTGTCAAGTCAATTCCTGTTAAAGAAACAGTTGCATTTCCAGTAGCTGTTTCGTCCCCTTCTTGCATAGTTAATGCAAAACCAGTTACATCTACAGGAGTATTTAAATCAATAGTGACAGAATCCTCTGTCATGGTCATTGCTTGACCCGTAACAGATACATTTGCATCTGCAGTAATGGTTTCTTCTCCAAGAGCCATTGCTGCTGCATTACCGGTTAATGAAACATCTGGTGCCGGATCCAGGTCGCCTTCCAGCATAGACATAGTTAAAGTGTCTACGGGTTCATTGCCCCAGGCACCAAAGCCCCATGCATAATTACCATTCCAAGTCGAAGCAGATTTAGCAGATACTTCTGCAATAGTATTTGCTTCTAATGTAGCGGTACCTGTTGTAGCTGTTAATTCTTGACCAATAGGTGTAATGATTTCTGGATCAAACGTTAGATCCATAGTCATTGCTTGACCAGTTACATCTGCAACAAATGTTGAACTTGCTTCTGGTGTTGTTAATGCACCAGTTAATTCTTCACCGGTTAAATCTGCAGACGCATCTGCAGTAATAGTGATTGAACCTAAATTAGATGATAATGCAATTCCTGTTAGATCAACAGTTAAACCAGAGATACCCCAAGTCTCATAACCCCAAGTATCCGATCCCCAACCTTGATTAACTTCAGCATTAATTAAAACACTTCCTAAATTTGAAGACAGAGAGATTCCACTCGGAGAAACGTTTCCGTCATTTTGCAAGCCGTATAGACCTGCGCTCCAAGTTAATTCACCCCAAGTATTGGCCATAGGAAGTTACCTCCTACGACTAACCAGAGATTCTTAAGATCGCTGCAGTTGATGTTGGCGCTGGAAACTGAATTGTAAACGTTCCAGAAGTTGCAGTTTTATCTGAACCGAAATCTAAAACAGCAACAGCTGAATCAGTAACGGCAGCAGATGTATTATAAATTAATGCACCTCTAGCAGTTAACGTTACACCAGTAAAAGATAAGTTATTAAAATCGACTCTAGCTACACCAGCAGTAATAGATGTTCCAGCATTAACTAATGTACCACCACCTGCTGAGTATTGTCCAGAAGGAGCCACTTCATTTGAAGTAGTATATGAAGTTGTAGCAGAAGTTAAAGTTGCACCTGCGGTATAAAGAGCTAATTTAAAAACATCTCCACCAGCACTTTTAAAGTTATGATCACCTTCTAACAATTGTTTCTTGAAAGAATTTGCGATCGCTTGTGTTATAGCCATAGTTTTTTTTCTCCTTATTTACCTCCGACTCGAGGAACACCTGATTGATATTCATCTCGTCTTCGTCTTCCCATTTGTTCGATAGAGAAGCCTTCAACTACTTGTTTATACTTTCCTTCGTATAATTGCAAGAGATCATTTGGCCCCTTTAGAAAACTAAATGCTTCTACTAAGCACGCATACAAAAGTCCATTGGGAAAATATGTACTTAGGTATGTAACCGTATTTGTACTCGATAATCCAGCATCTTTCAAGATATAATTTAACTGAATTATGTAATCATCGTCTGGTGTAGGGGCAAATACGATTGTATCGGCATCCCAATAACTGTAGTATTTAGGCTGTCCAGTTGTTCCAGAAGAATTATATTCCGACATAAAATTGGTATCTCTATATTCTAAAAAGCTTCTAGTATTGCCACCATCACCATCTACAATTTGAGCTGATCGAATGACTAAAGCATTATCTGGAATATCAATGTATCTCTGTCCAACCGTTAAATTCGTTGTTGCATATCTTCTGTTATTATCAGAATCTACATCTCTTAAAATTCTAAATTCTGCATTTTGAATAAATCCATCAACAATCGTATCCGTTAATACATTACTATCAACTTCGGTATAATCTCTAATCTGTTGTACTAATTCTGAATAATTCATTATGTTATACTAATTGTTACACTCCCTAAATTTACTTGTGCTTGTCTTCTTGTATTAACTGAAGATCCATTATCTGGAATCATACCATTGTTTGAATTAAATGCAAAGGCCCCTGGTAAAGTTAAATCAACATTCATAAAACCACCATCCCCTGATGCCTGAGTAAAGATTTGTGGTCTAGCATTTCTTAAACCTTGTCCATCTGCAGTAGTAGGTTTTGGTTCTAATTGTGGATGCTTAGGTTCAAATTCAGAAATATGGACTCTGGAACCATTCCATTCAATAACCATTTCTTGATATGGAAAAGCTTGTCCACTTCTATCTGAAATAAACTGTGCATATTTTCCTTTTGATAAATTAGACATTTGGATAATAAGTTTTTGGGGTTATGAAAGAACTTGAAGGTGAACCATCTTCTTCTAATGCTCTTTTTAATTCATCTTCATAAAGTAATTTCATTTGTTGCACTAATTGTGGATTAAATTTTTGTGATAAATAATATGCAAGTCCTGATACCATACACGGTACAAATCGATATGGAACATCGGCTTCATTACTATAGGCTCCGGCATCTTGGATTCTACTAACGTAATAATAGTTTAACAGGTTTCCGGCTTCAGTAGCTCCTGGAGTTAAATATAAAGTGATTGTAATTTTATCTATAAATCGTTGTACAAAATATTGTGTAGGTGTTCCTGTTTGAGTTTTATTTGAAAGACCTTGATATGCTGATCTATTTATTTTTGTTAATGGAAAATCTACACCAGATGAATTTCTATATACTGCTTCTAATATATCATCTACACCATAAACTGCAGTTGCATCTGAAGTACCATCAGCTGTAGATCGATACATTGTATATTCTGTTTGACCATTAACTAATGTGATTGAATTATTTTTTACTTCCCAAAAATGCAAACCTCTGTTAGCCCATTCTTGAAACATTATGTTTAAAGAACGTCTTGCTGTTTTTATATCATTACCAGAATAATCAAATCTACCTAATCTTTCATAAGCTTCAGTAATTATATCATCAATATAAAAACTTGATTCAAAATTTGTTGTTCCAGAAGTTGCCATCTAGACTCCTATTTATCAATCAATACAGTTGCTTTAGCACTTGTGATTGCACTGCAAGTCATTCCACTTTCAAATAGAATTCCGTCTTCAGGAAGATTAAATGAAAATACATCTCCCGGAGGAACGTCTGCAGTAAATTGAGTTCCGTTGATATCTTGTAAAGTTACAGATCCTACAGCTGTTGTACTATTAGCTGATAGTATAATTCCTCTAAGTCTAGTTCTACCACCAAATACTTGAGCGGCTCCTGTAATCTGTACTGCTTTTACATCACCTTTACTTGCCATAATTTTTCTCCTATTAAATTTGTGTGGGGCCGAAGCCCCACATTAATTATTTATTAAGCAACTGTGCTTGTTGGGTCATTCAATTGAAGCCATTGAGCTCCATCTGAAAACACATAACAAGAAACAGAAGTTCCGTTTGCACCATTTTTAACGTATGCAATAACACCTTCATTAGCTGTAGCTAATAAAGTTCTAGTTCCACCTGTTGTAGATAATGTAGTTGCATTACCAGCAGAAGCTATGAATGGAAGGTTGCCACCTTGTTGAGTGTCATTTGCACCTGTTCCACCTGCGTTTACGTTTGGTCCACCAATAAACCCATTAAGAGCTACTACTGGTCCTGTGAATGTAGTATTTGCCATAATTATATCCTCCTAGTTTCCGAACATAGTCTCTAGGCCGTCGACTATACGCGTCTATGTTCTAATTAATTTGTATAGTAATTAATTTATATACTAGATTTTAGTAGAGTGCAAGAGATCCCTAGGAATGATAGACGTTCCGATAATTTTAAAAGTCCTAATTAACCAGCGTAAAGATGGACTTCTCCATCTAGCGGATTTGTATGGACTTCTGCTTCTTGTTTCCTGATAATTGATCTAATTACTTGTTTGATCTCATCACCAAGAACAGACATTTCAGCGGTAATTTGTCCTCTGTTTTCAAGAAACAACTCGTTCCATCTAGACTCGAGTTTCAGTTTCTTTGCGAACAATACCATGTTGTCCTGAGCCATTATTAACCTCCTCATAGGTTATATAAAAATCATTTACAGTACTTGTATACTGCAGATCATTTTCTTCCCATTTTATATCAGATTTTCCTAGAAAGTCAATGATAGGTTTATGTAGCTCGTCAACTGTATTTATCTCTCTATCGCTTTCTAATTCAAATTGTGTTTGAAGATATTTTGTAAAAATTTTAACTAAATATTTATTCATGGTTTTTTCTTTCTATATTGTAAATGAGGCGGGATTGTGTCCCGCCTCAAATTTATTAAGTATTACGCACCTTCAACGCCGAAGATACCTCTGTAGTCAGATACACCAAATGAGTATCTTTCTCTAGCCTTGTATCTTACGTTGCCAGTATCGAAATCACCTTCCATAGCAGTTTTGATAGCTGCTCTTTCGAAGTATTTCATTCCATTAGGCACGTCAGTGATAATGTAGAACGCATCTGGATCAGTTAAGAAATTGTTCACTCTGTAACCTTGAGGAACCATTCCCATAGAAACGATTGCGTTGATATCATTATCAGCAGTTCCTACTCTACCTTGAGACTTCATCAATCTCTCAGCTGTAAATTGAAGCTCAGAAGGAACGATCATTTTCACTCCTCTAGCAGCAATTTTAAGACCTCTTTCGTCTGTCATTGCAGCAATGTCAATTAAAGACTGCTCCAATGAAGTTTCGTTTAAGTCCGCTTGAGTTGTTAAAGTGTTTTTAACTGTACCCGCGATTGTTGGGTGAGCAGTGTTAAATAATGAAACACCATCCCCTGAATCGAAGTTATCAGTTGTAGGTAAACCCTGAATTAAAGGGTTAACTGCTTTAACTTGTTTTGTGTTCGCCATAGATCTAGCTAATGCTTTAGTATATCTACTAGCAAGTCTGTCATACAAGTTATCTTCAATCGCTTCTTCAGTGATTGAAAACGCTAAAGCTACAGTCTCGTGAGTGTATCTAGCAGTGTATGTCTCTTGAGCATTGTCAAAAGTCACGC